AAAAAGATAAATTTCCAGTATTACTTAAAAGATTTAGAAAATATATAGAAGATAACTATGCTTAGAATATATGTTCTTATATTTGTTATCGGCATGATTGGCGCTATAGGTTACGGCGCAAAGTATTACTATGATACTACTCAAAATAAAATAGCAGTTCTTACAAAAAACAATGCTACACTTAAAGTAGCAGTTGAAACATCTGAAAAAAGTATTGGTGAATTAAAAGCTAATATTACAAAGATGGCTAATTTAAATAAAACATTACAACAAGATTTACAAAAAGCTGAAGCATACCGTGATGAATTGAGATCTAAGTTAAGTAAATTAAATTTAGTAGTTGAAGCTCTCAAAGATTCAAAAGTTTTAGAAGGAAAGATGAATGGCGCAAGTTATAAATTGTGGCAAGGGATTATGGAAGAAACTGGTAATACTAATAAGTCTGATAAGCCTAGCTGGTTGCAGCGGCCTAAGCAGTCTGATTCCGGAACCGGAAATAAAGACAGTGACGAAGATAGAACAGATAAAGATACCAGTAGTAGCGAGACCAAAACCACTCCAACTCAATGATACTCGAGTATTCGTAGTCACAAAAGATAATTACGAAGAGTTTGTAAAAGATTTTAAAGAAGTCTATGGCGATCTGGCTTATGTTGCATTAAGCATGAAAGATTATGAGAATTTAGCAATAAATATTGCAGAGATGCGAAGGTACTTGAATCAACAAAAAGAAATAATTGTTTATTATGAAAAAGCTGTAAAACCTAAAGAGGAGAAACAATAATGGAATTCATAATAGATCAACTCGTCACATGGTGGCAATTTACTGTAGTTGGAGTGTTAATTATTATTGGATTTATAATCAATATGTTTGGTATTGATTGTGATGATGTTATTATTGGATTTGAATATAAAGAAATGCCAAAACTAAAACCTATAGCGATACCAACAGCAGGAAAGGGCTTTTGGGGTGCAATATGGATGTGGCTAATGGGTACGCGTAATTGGGAAGTTGCAGAAGATTGGGAATTTAGAATTGAAGGAGATTGGTATGTCATTCCAGCAGGATTTACATTTGACGGTGCATCTATTCCAAAATTCTTACATACATGGTTATCACCTACAGGTGTATTGTTAATGGGTGGATTAGTACATGACTTTGCATATAAGTATGAAACGTTATTGAAAAAAAGTAAAAAGAAAACTATAGGTACTATTACACAAAAGAAAGCAGATCTAATATTTCGTGATATAAACATTGAGCAAAATGGATTTCACTTATTGAATTATCTTGCTTATTGGGCTTTGAGAATAGGTGGATTTGTTGCCTGGAATGGTCACAGAAAAGTAAATGCAAAAATCATTTAATTTAAAAATATATTTTAAAATGGTGGTGAATTAGTCCTTTACAAAAACTGTTTTTTAATATATAATAGATACAATAATCAAAAAAGATAAGAGGTAAAAAATGCAACAGTTTGTTGACACAAGGGATTTTTTGTCTCAAACTAAGTTTTATGAAGGTTACTCTCGTTTTATGGAAAACGAAGGAAGATACGAAACTTGGGATGAGGCTGTTGATCGAGTGATTGAAATGCACGATCAAAATTATATTAATAGTAATAATGAATTATCTGAATATTTAGAAGAAGCAAGAACTGCATACAAAGAACAAAGAGTCCTTGGTGCACAAAGAGCTCTCCAGTTTGGAGGAGAGCAATTAATGAAACATCAAATGAGAATGTACAATTGTACTTCGTCATATGTCAATAGACCAGAGTTTTTTGGCGAAGTGTTTTATATCTTGTTATGTGGAGCTGGTGCAGGTTTTTCTGTTCAAAAGCATCATATTAAAAAATTACCAAAAATACAAAATAGAACAAAACAAGCAAAAGGTTATATAGTTGAAGACTCTATTGAAGGTTGGGCATCAGCACTTGACGTGTTAATGTCATCATTCTTTGTAGGTGGTGGGAAACATCCTGATTATGAAGGACGTAGAGTATTCTTTGACTTATCACAAATAAGACCTAAAGGCGCACTAATATCAGGAGGATTTAAAGCGCCAGGTCCTGAAGGCTTACGTCGGTCTTTAGATAAAATAGAACATTTACTTCAAGGTATTGTAATAGATTCCAAAGATCCAATTGATCTTAAACCTATTAACGCATATGATATCACGATGCATGCAGCTGATGCTGTATTATCTGGTGGCGTACGTAGGTCAGCAACAATTTGTCTTTTTTCGCCTGATGACGAAGAAATGATGAATGCTAAAACAGGCAATTGGTTTATGGATAATCCGCAAAGAGGCAGATCTAATAACTCTGCAGTCATTGTAAGAAATGAGACTACACCAGAACAGTTTGGCAAGATCATGGAATCTGTCAAGCAATTTGGTGAGCCAGGATTCGTGTTCGTTGAATCAAAAGAGCATACAACTAATCCATGTGTTGAGATTGGAATGTATCCTCAAATTAATAAAAAGTCAGGTTGGCAAGGATGTAACCTAACTGAGATCAACGGAGGCAAATGCAATACCGAGGAAGACTTTTATAAGGCATGCCGAGCAGCGTCTATCCTCGGTACCCTACAAGCTGGGTACACAGACTTCAAGTTTCTAACAGACACTTCAAAACTTATTTTTGATAGAGAAGCTTTACTTGGAGTTTCAATTACAGGATGGATGAATAATCCTAAAATACTTTTCGATGAAAAGATCTTAGAAAAAGGAGCTCAAATCGTTAAGGAAGTAAACCGTGAGGTTTCTAAAATAATAGGTATAAATGCTGCTGCAAGAACAACTTGTGTAAAGCCAAGTGGAAATGCATCAGTGTTATTACAAACTGCTTCAGGTATACACGCTGAACATTCTGATATGTATATTAGAAATGTTCAAATGAATAAAGAATCTGAAATAACACAAGCAATTATGAAGACTAATCCATACATGGTTGAAGAATCAGTTTGGTCTGCAGGTGGAACAGACGTTGTTGTTTCATTTCCTATTTTACCTAATAAAGGTTCAATGTATAAAGATGACTTATTAGGAATAAAACATTTAGAACTTGTAAAGAAAGCTCAGAAACATTGGGTTGAAGCAGGAACTAATGAAGATCTTTGTGCAGACAAAGGTATAAGACATAACGTATCAAATACTATTATTGTCGATGATTGGGATGAAGTTGAAAAATATGTTTTTGAAAACAGACATTCATTTGCAGGAATATCTTTCTTAGCAATGTCTGGAGACAAAGATTATAATCAAGCACCTAATACTGCAGTTATTACAGCACATAAGATGGTTAAGAAATATGGTAATGCAGCAGTTTTTGCTTCAGGAATGGTAGTTGATGCTCTTAAATGTTTTAATAACTTATGGGATGCATGCGCAACAGCAAAAGGTTTTGGTGATGACATATCACTTGAGTCTTCAGAAAATGCTCTTAAAAATGACTGGATAAGAAGATTCAATAAGTTTGCAGATAACTATCTAGGATCTGATGCNGTTTTAGCAGAACATTGTTTGAAAGATGCTTACTTATTACATAAGTGGAATAAAATACAATCTACACTTAAAACTATAGATTGGAAAGAAGATATAACAGAAAAGAAATATACTGATGTTGATACACTCGCTGCAGCCGCATGCGCAGGTGGCGCCTGTGAAATTGACTTCTAATATTATTTCACCTTGTGTTAAAATATGTAAAGTCGAGAATAATACATGTTTAGGATGTGGAAGAACTACTCAAGAAATTGCAGAGTGGTTCAAAGCATCTGACAAAAGAAAGAGAGAGATCATTGAAGGATTACGAAATAGAATGCGAAGAGTGTGATGAAACAACATATGTAGCATCATACGAAAAACCTATTTTTTGTCCAATATGTGGAAGAAGAGTAGAAGCAGAAGAAGTCGAAAAATAAATGTGGCTTTTTGATAATGAAGAATTCACAATAACACCAGAAGAGTACCAAGGTTTTGTTTACGTCATCACAGAGTTGGATACAGGCAAGAAGTACATTGGAAAGAAAAACTTCTGGAAACCTAAAACTTTACCCATCACTAAAACACGTAAGAGAAGAGTACGAACGCGTGTCGAATCTGATTGGAGAGAATATTATGGTTCGTCCAATGAAGTACGCAAGCTTGTGGAAGAATTTGGATCTGACCGATTTACCAGAGAAATATTAAAACTCTGTAAGACAAAAGGTGAAATGTCTTATTACGAAGCAAAGCTTCAATTCGATAATAATGTGTTATTTAGAGATGACTACTACAACAATTTTATAGGTTGTAGAATCCA